TTCGGCCTGTGCCGGAGGCCATCGTCAGGCGGGTTTAGGAGGCCTGCCGCCAGGCGGCGTTGCCGGGCAGGTTGGCCAGGAGGTGTGTCCGGGCGGTTTCGAATTCGTCGCCGATGAAGCCCAGGCGGAGGAGCCAGCATCGGAATGTGTACTTCGGGTTGTCCGTGACCGGGCGGGTGGCGCTTGCGGCCTTGGTGTTCAGGGCTTGGGCGCTCATCGCGAGGCAAAGTTGGATGTAGGCCTTGATCTTCCCGGCGTGGAGTGTGCCGTTGAAGGCGCGGAACTCGATGGTGTGCGCCGGGCGCTCCGTGGAGAAGGTGGCGTGGAGGTTGAGCAGGTGGTAGCGGCTGTGGTCGTAGTGGTGCAGGGCGCACACTCGCCAGTTGCTGCTGTCGCCGCCGCTGTGCCGGTACCAAATCTCCGCGAAGCCGTCCATGGTGGTGGGCTTGGCCTTGTTGACCGCCTCGAGGAACCGGGGCGAAACCGGGCGGCACCATTGGCTCCGGCGCTCCGGGGTGATGCCCAAGGCCTGTGTCAGGAGGTCTTCCTTGGCGTTGACCAGGTTGACCAGCCGCCGCAGGCTCTGCGGGGTGTGCGCCCCGAGGCCGACGTGGATGTGGATGCCGCAGGAGCCGTCAACCTTGGCCCCGGCGTTCCGCAGGTGCCTGACCACCGCCTGCACCATCTCGATGTCCTCCCAGCGGCACACCGGGCTGACCACCTCCGCCGAGGGGTCGGTGACCGAGCCGTCGCGCTCGACCGTCCAATGCCGCCCGTCCGGCATCGGCACCTCCCAGTTTTCCAGGTGGCTGCCGATGTACTGGGCCGTCGTTCCGAAGAACTCCGCGATGGCCTGGGCTGTGCGTCTGCGCCCGAGACCGGTGGTTTCAATCTCGATACCGAAGGTCTGGTTTTTCATGGGGGGTTCCTTTCGGCCCGGCGGCTTTTCCCGCCCGCGGCCCCGGGGGCCTTCGCCCCGCGGCGTGACACATACATCACTCTTTTCGCCCCGAATAGCAACCCGACCGAAAGCACAATGTTTTCGCCCCAAATTAGCTCTTACTAGACAAAGAAAAGGCGCCGAAAATCGGCTTCCTATATAGCGCGTACGCGCGCGCCCCGCGATCCCGCCCCCAGCGCTGATCCGGAAAGACAGGGTTTGTGAAGCTTTTTGCCCCCGGATCGCCAGTGTTCTTGCGCCGCGCCGCCCCGGCCCCGCCGCGTCCCCCCGCCGCCCCGCGCCCCGCGCCCGCCCGGGGGAAGGCCCGGTTTTTGCCGCGCCGCCCCGCCGTTTTGCCCGTTTTCGGGCCACAAAGGCCCCACGTGCCGCCCCCGGCCCCGCGCCCGGGGAAAGGGGCTGCCGCCCGGGAAAGGCCCCGTGTGGCCCGGCTGCCGCCCCCGCAGCGCCCGGCCCCCGAAAGGCCGCCCCGGAAGGCCCTGGCCCAGGCTGCCCGGCCCCCGGCCCGCCGCCTGGCACACCGCCCGCCGCCCGGGTCCCCGGCCCGCGCCACCCGGCACAGGCCCCCGGCTGCCGCGCCCCGCCGCGCCCCGGCACAGCCCCGCCCCAGGCGGCCCGAAACCAGCCCCGGCAGGCACTTCACCCGGCGAAAGTGGTGTGCCCGGGAGGGGGGATCGAATCTCTGGGAGCCTTTCCTAAGCGACCGCGCCCCACTCTCGCGTGAATTTTCGCGAAATTAGGGGGTGGGGGTTCAGCGCCCAAAACGAAAAAAACAGCCAACCATACGGCGGCTGTTGTGAATATGAGGAGGTTAACCGTGAATACCCAAATGAATCTGCAGCGGATTGCCGTCGAACGGCTAAAACCTGCGAAGTATAACCCCCGGAAGGATCTGAAGCCCGGCGATCCCGCCTATGAAAAGATCAAGCTGAGTCTGAAGACCTACGGCTATGTGGATCCCGTGATCTGGAATGAGGTCACTGGCAACATCGTGGGCGGCCATCAGCGCTTTAAGGTGCTGACTGCGGAGGGCGCTACGGAGATCGACTGTGTTGTTGTTCACATTGAGGATCCTCAGGCCGAGAAAGCCCTGAACATTGCCCTGAATAAAGCCGTCGGCGAATGGGAGCCTGTTGCTCTGGCTGAGCTGCTGCAAGACCTGCAGGCTTCCGGTTACCACATGGACTCCACCGGCTTTGACGCGGCTGAGATTGATGACCTATTTTCCAAGGTACACGACAAGGATGTCAAGGATGATGATTGCGACATCGATCCCGAAGCGGTGAAGCCTTTTGTGGAGCCCGGTGATGTGTGGCTGATGGGCCGCCATCGTATGGTATGTGGCGACTCCACCAGTGAAGCAGACGTCAATCTGCTGATGGACGGTTTGAAGGCCAACCTGGTCGTTACTGATCCGCCTTATAATGTGGCGTATGAGTCTGCTGACGGCAAGAAGATCCAGAACGATAGCATGGCAGACGGCGCTTTTTACGAGTTCCTTCTCGCTGCTTTCCGCAACATGGCTGCGCATATGGCCGAAGGTGGGTCAGCTTACATTTTTCATGCGGACACGGAAGGCCTCAACTTTAGACGCGCCTTCAAGGAGGCGGGCTTTCATATCTCTGGTGTGTGCATTTGGGTGAAGAACTCCCTGGTACTGGGCCGTTCGCCCTATCAGTGGCAGCATGAACCTGTTCTGTACGGCTGGCTGCCCAATGGTAAACACAAGTGGTTCTCCGACCGGAAGCAGTCCACGATCTGGAACTTCGACAAACCTAAGAAGAATGGCGATCATCCCACGATGAAGCCCATTCCTCTGGTTGCTTACCCCATCAAGAATAGCTCCGCTCCCAATGCGGTGGTGCTGGATCTGTTCGGCGGCTCCGGCAGCACGCTGATTGCTTGCGAAGAAACGGATCGCATTTGCCGCACCATGGAGCTGGATCCCAAGTATGCCAGCGTGATTGTGCAGCGCTATGTTGCCTATAAGGAAAGTGGCGCTGATGTCCGAGTGCTGCGCGGCGGCAAGGAATACACATATGGCGAGATTATGGATCTGTATGCAGGAGGCGCGGAATGATCACTGTTACCCTCCTGAATCCTGAAGTCGTCAGAGAACTGTATAAGAACCACGGCCTGTTTGCCTGCACTTGCTACGATACTCCGGCCCGACATGCTGAGAGAGTCGGCGCGGAGTGCCAGGCTAGCGGGCATATGAGTGGCAGCCGTTGCGAATACATCAAGTTCAGGATTACCGGCTTGGATCGCGGCACTGCCGAACAATGCATGCGCCATGAGATTGGCACTGCCATTCCGCTCAGCATGCAGGATAACTACTCCTTTGAGGATGTGATGGACGATGTCGTATCTGTCCCATCTGATCAGATCGTCAAGAACTGCGCTTCTTTCCGGTACATCGACAAGACCGGCTTTGAATGGGAAACGCCGTTCTCCGTGAAAAAGTGCGCAGCCGCCAAGGCTGAGTATGACGCGCTGATGCGCCATATCAACGAAAAGCGTGTGGTCATCAAGAAGCTTCTGGAGGAATCCGGCTGCACCGCGAAGCAGGCAACGCAGGATGCCAACTTCGTTCTGCCCCGAGCAACTACCACAGAGCTGGTAATCGGCTTCACCCCAGAGGCGCTTATCCATTTCTGTCACAAGCGGATGTGCGTCCGTGCACAGGAGTACATCTGTGAGATTGCGTACAAGATGCGATACGCAGTTATGAAGGTTTCACCTCGGTTCGCTACGGAACTGAAGCCGCAATGCGAATATCTGCTGTGGTGTCCCGAACACCGGAGCAGCTGCGGGCAGTATCCTACCAAGGAGAAACTGAAGGAGCTTATGCAAGAAATGAAGCGCCGTGATCCTGCGAATTAACCCATGTCATGAAGATTGGAGGTGATACCCATGGCTACACGAGGCAGGAAACCCAAGCCCACAGCGCTCAAGGTGCTGGAAGGTAATCCTGGCAAGCGCCCGCTGAACGCGAATGAACCCGTTCCTCCCAAGGGCGAAGTCAAATGCCCGACCTGGCTTTTGCCGGAAGCGAAAAAGGAATGGAAGCGCCTGGCCCCTGCTATGGAGGCTATGGGGATCCTGACCCTTGCGGATGAAAAGGCCTTTGCAGGCTATTGCCAGGCATATGCCCGGTGGAAGGAAGCAGAAGAATTCATCACGCAGCACGGCTCCATTTTCAAAACGCCCTCCGGTTATGTTCAGCAGGTACCACAGGTGTCTATTGCCCAGCAGAATCTGAAGATCATGCAGTCCTTTTGCTCCGAATTCGGCTTAACACCTGCTACTCGTGCAAGAATTATTGCAGGTGGCGCTGATGCAGGCACATCGGACGATCCCATGGAGGCTGTCCTGAAAGGTGGTTGGGGCTGATGTATGATGAGCAGAAAGCCCAACGTGTGATCCGGTTTATCGAATGCCTGCGTCACACAAAGGGCGAGTTCCACGGCAAGCCTTTCACACTCTTGCCCTGGCAGGAGAAGATCATCAAGGATGTATTCGGCACCGTGCGGGACGATGACCCCACCATGCGTCAGTACACCACGGCTTATGTCGAGATTCCCAAGAAACAGGGCAAGTCTGAGCTGGGTGCCGCCATTGCACTGAATATGCTGGTCAATGACGATGAATGGAAGGCAGAAGTGTATTCTTGCGCTGCCGATCGCCAACAGGCCGCCATCGTGTTTGATGTCGCTGTTGACATGGTTCGGCAGTCTCCGGCGCTCATGAAGCGCATCAAGATCATTCCCTCCACCAAGCGAATGGTTTATCAGCCGACCGGCTCCATTTATCAGGTGCTCTCCTCGGAAGTATCTACCAAGCACGGTCTGAATGTATCTGCTTGCATTTTCGACGAGCTTCACACGCAACCCACGCGAGCTCTTTATGATGTTATGACCCAAGGCTCTGGTGACGCTCGAAAGCAACCGCTTTGGTTTTTCCTGACTACGGCTGGCACAGATCGCAACAGCATCTGCTGGGAAGTGCACCAGAAAGCGTTGGATCTGATCGAAGGCCGCAAGCGTGATCCGCGTTTCTATCCTGTGATCTTTGGTCTCCCGGATGATGCGGACTGGCAGGACGAAAAGAACTGGTACCAGGCCAATCCATCTCTTGGATATACCATTTCCATCGACAAGGTACGAGACGCCTACCATAAGGCGCTGGAAACGCCCGCCGATGAGAACATGTTCCGGCAGCTGCGTCTGAACCAATGGGTCAAGCAGTCGGTGCGTTGGATGCCCATGGATCGCTGGGATGAAAACGGTGGTATTGTGAATCCCATAGCGCTGGAAGGGCGACCATGCTATGCTGGCCTGGACTTGTCCTCCACCAGCGACTTGACCACGCTCGTGCTGGTTTTCCCGCCCACCGACGAATCGGAACCATATACAGTGCTGCCATTCTTCTGGCTGCCTGAAGATACCCTGCCACTCCGCGTTCGGCGTGATCATGTCATGTACGATACCTGGGAGCGACAGGGTTTTATTAAGACCACGGAAGGCAATGTGGTGCATTACGGTTTCATCGAGCGCTTCATCTGCGAGTTGGGCGAACGCTATAACATCCGTGAAATCGCTTATGACCGCTGGAACGCAACCATGATGGTGCAAGCGCTGCAGGATGATGGCTTCACCATGGTACCCTTTGGTCAGGGCTTCAAGGACATGAGTCCCCCTACTAAGGAACTGATGCGAATTGTTCTGGAACATAAGCTCAACCATGGCGGGCACCCGGTCTTGCGCTGGAATATGGACAACGCATTTGTCCGTACTGACCCTGCGGGCAATCTCAAAATCGATAAGGAAAAGTCCACGGAGAAAGTGGACGGAGTCGTCGCTCTGGTCATGGCGCTGGATCGTGCCATGAAAAACCAAGGCGCTGGCGGATCCGTCTACGATGACCGTGGGCTTTTGATTATCTGAAAAAGAAGGAGGCACAGGATGCTATGGTGGATGAGAAATTGCGAGAATCTGGATAAAGCCGTGTATGAGGGCGTTGGACGCTACAATATCCCCGAAATTGCTCCAGTTATGCTCGATTCTGCCGAGTTTATCGCCTTTAGCCAGGCGAAAAGGTGCGAAAACCCGGGTGATAAAGCGATCCATTTCTTTCTCAGCGACTATCAGTTCTTTCGGGTCTGGACAGGCGTTGAGCTATATATGCCCATGCTCGAAAAGTTCAAGTGTGTCTGTACACCTGATTTTTCGCTCTATACTGATTTCCCTTTCCCTGTACAACTCTACAATCATTACCGCAAGCACTGGCTGGGCCGATACTGGCAAGAACATGGCATGACAGTCATTCCCAGCATCTCCTGGAGCGACGAAAGCAGCTATGACTGGTGTTTTGACGGTGAGCCTGTTGGTGGCGCTGTTGCGATATCCTCTGTGGGAACACAGATGGATGCAGAGAGCAAGCGCCTATTCCGACAGGGTTATGAAGAGATGATGGCGCGGCTGAAACCTGCCACCATCTTTTTTCATGGTTCCGTCCCGGAATGGTGCGAAGGTAACATTGTCCCAATCCCTGCCTATCAGCAGCGGCTCAGGAAACTGAGGTGATGCCGGATGGGAGGACGAGGCGGTCGCGCCTTCAAAACCACAGATGCAAGTAAATCAAGAGCATTCTTCGGCGTGAATCAGACCAATGGGATGTTCCAGGATTGGCGCAACAATCTATTGCCCGATCAGCTTTCAGCAGTTCGGTTCTATACGGGCAGCGCCTACGAGGATATCAATGATGCCCTGCGCATATCGGGCCTGCACAACGCATCGTCCCGGATGCAGGAAACAATCGCCAACATTACAGACGCCATTGATAAGTTCAAGCTCAAGAAAAGCCTGACAGTGTACCGTGGTGCCAGCGGCGCAATCTTCGGCGGCGACAAAACCGTAGACGAGATCAACGCCATGGCGCGGGCCGGTGCAAGACTGACTGATAAAGGCTTTATGTCCACATCGGCTTCGGAGGGAGCACAGTTTGGTGGCGATTACCGATTCGTCATCACAGTCCCTGCCGGTACTGGCCGAGGAGCCTATGTTGCACCCGTTTCCCATTATGGCAGCGAGAATGAATTCCTCTTGCAGCGAAACTCGACATTCAAAATCGTCAAGGCAGTCCAGAGTGGATATCACATTGATGTCCATCTGCGCCTTGAACCTAAGAAGAAAAAGAAAAACTAGGAGGTACCCCATGGAAGATAAGCGCAAGGATCGTTTTGTTTCGAAGGAAGGCGAGCTGATCATTACCTATCCCGAGAAAAAGAAGCCCAAGTCCGATAGTAAGCCCAGCAAGCCGGATCGATCCAAGGCCAGCGGTACGCGCAAGGGTGGCCGCTGATGCCCAGGAAACCGCAGCGCCCATGCAGGCATCCGGGTTGCCCGAAACTGTCTGATGGGGTTTACTGCGAAGTACATCGCGGGCTGTACATGCGCGAGAACGCTGCACAGCGTGGATATGATTCCCGTTGGAGATCAGCCCGCAAGCGATTTCTGGATCGGCATCCGCTTTGCTGCCTGTGCCTGAAGGAAGGCAAAACCACGCCTGCCACTGTGGTTGACCACATTGTCCCGCATCGTGGTGATCCGCGATTGTTCTGGGACGAGGGTAACTGGCAGCCGCTCTGCAAAGGCTGTCATGACCACAAGACCGGCACGGGCCTGTAATCGATGGAGGTGATGACTATGAAACTGTTCAGCCGATTCAAGGCGCGGGACAAGCCTACTGATGCAGTAAGCGCCGCGCCTGTATTCTACTTTGGCACCAGCACGGCGGGTAAATCGGTTACCGCCCGATCTGCTATTCAGGTGTCAACGGTATACGCCTGTGTCCGCGTTATCTCAGAAACCATCGCTAGCCTGCCGATTCATGTGTATGAGCAGACTGAGAGCGGCAGTAAGAAAGCGCTGGAGCACCCGCTGTACAAGGTGTTGCATGATGAACCGAACACAGAAATGACCTCGTTTGTGTGGCGCGAGGTGATGCTGTCCCACCTTCTTTTGTGGGGCAATGCGTACTGCCAGATTATCCGCAGTGGCCGCAATC